TTATGCCTCCGCCACCCGCTGACTTTCCTGCGGTTCCCATTCTTACCCCCCGGCCCATTTTTGGAGAGTAACGGTGTTACTCTCAAACAAATCGTCTACATGTATGTCCCGATCCACGTTCAAGTACACATCCTTGTGAAACTCCGCAAGTCTCTGTGATTTGGCATCTATGAAAGTGAACGGACCGTCCACGTTCGACAGAACAGACTGGATTCGCCTTCGGCCACTACAGCCATGAAGAAACATGTGCATGTTCGGGAATCTCTCCCTAATATACCCTAATTCCTTCACAAAAGTTCCCCATGTATTAGTTCCTACCTTGGAGGATACCGTCTGAAAATTACGGGCTATATAGTGAACTTCATTGTCCTCTAACCAACCTAGGACGCGAGCACGATCCTTATAACTAAGCCATCCAATGTCGGGGACAACATTGATCCCCCTCTCTTGGAACTTCTCAAGTGAGACAAATCTCTTCTTAAGATTGTACGTGGCATCAAAGGCTGGGTAATTTTCATAAATTGAGAAATTTATCCCGAACACAAAATCAACACTAAACTTGGCGATCTCATCACAAGTTTCATCAATGTCGAACCCTAAATAATCCACAACATTGTCGGGGGCAGTAAATGTGACAGCAACCAAACTGTCTAACGGAAGATTAAACCGGGTTCTAAGATACTTCTGAGGGGAGTAATTTAGTGAGTCCCCCTTGGAATCCTCCGCATATAGAATTTTACGAATATTGACCACAAATCCGGAGGCCGTAGTGGGCCTCTTGATCGGAGTATTCATTTGAAACATTACAGAAGGTATGTTCGGTAGTCTAAAGGGCTCCCACTTGATGTGGTCAAACTCGGGACCACCCCACTTGTCCATAATGTCGTCACGGTGTTCGTGTCTATTACAAACAGCACGACAGCCCCCACACTCTTGACCGCAGAAACGGGCGTCACATTTAGGATTAGGACCTGCACAAAACTTACTGACAGGACAGGTGTCACATCCGCAAGTTTGACGATTGCAGAGTACGCCTGCCTCCGTGCGAGTATCTACCTTAGACCACTTACTATCAGAGTTAGACCAATTACCGAATGAGATGGAAGGCCCCCTAAATATTAAAGGTCCGAATCACTCAAACGCTCTTCCAACATTTCGGTCAGGACATCATTGAAATTCTGCCCCGAGTCGGACAGTGTCTCGGAGAACTTTTCAAGAGATCGTTTGGTGCGATCATCCAGCATCCCAAGAAAGTGGACCTTGTCTTTCCAAACAAAGCAGAGGTAACTCTGTGGATCACTGTCTCCATACCTACTCATGATTTGAGAAATCATACTTGCCAAGCCATCAATAGAGTCACCACCCCTAGCCCCCCCTCCGGGACCTGGAGCATGTTCGGCGTCCGATGGATCTTCCCCCTCATCACCCTCCAAAAAGTCGCTTCCAGTTTCAGCGGCATCCAAGATGTCTTTTAACTCCTCGGTGTTCAAGAAACCCATGCTCCTCGCGAGAACTTCCGGATCAATCCCAAACAAGTGGGTATCAATTAGCTCCGCGAATCGGACGGGATCCAGGTCGCCTCGAACAAGGTTACGGCGGACAACCTTGATAGCTTTCTCCTCCTCCGTCATTCCGGTTCGAATAACACTTGGGATCTCAATGGACCCTAATTCCCGCATGGCGTTTATTCGATGGTTCCCGTTCCAGCATTGGAACCTCCCCCCATTCGAGAGGTACTCCCCTAGTCCGGATTCCACATACTTAGCCTCATCCACAGGAACAAGTCCTACTGGCTCGTCAAATCCATCCTCGATGATGTCATCTGTAAGGTCTTGGGCTAATTGGGGCTCCATGACATTGGGATTACCTTCCCACAAATCTATGCGCTCTAATGGAATGGAGACCGCCTCGTGGATCTCAACAGAGACCCCCCCAATCGGGCGATCCACCAATTCCGATTCACTGGCGTCATCAAAAATCTCAACATTCTCGTCGTTATCAGTCAATTTTCCGACCTCCTAAGGAGTAACGTCACCGGGGAGCCAAGTCATAGATGTTCGGACTTGCGCCCACGGGACCGTAATAACTTCCAAAAACTCCCCGTCCGAATTAAAGGTCACCATGTAAGACCTCCTCCCGACCTCGGCATTAAATTCGCGCTCCCACAAGATCGTCGCCCCCTTACGGAATCGAACGGTGAGTGTGGTCTTTGCATCGATAGCTAGATACTTAGCATTGAACGCTACCTGACCGTCGCACTGACCTTCGGACTCAAATGAGTAAGACTCCAAATAGGCCTGTGCGGCAGAGATAGCGTCGGAACTAATACAAGAGGGAAAGACCAAAAGTGAAACTAATGCTATGGCAATCAATGTACGTCTCATATGTCTATTCCTTATCCAAGTCCCGGAGGGCTTCTTGCTGTGCGGAGATAAACGCTCTCCGCTGATCATTCGTTAAATCGGATTGAATGGATTTAATTGCAGAGACCGCTGCGTACATGCGACGGTAAACCTCTACACCTAATAGAACGTATGTCCCAGGGGATACCTCAACCTGAGATGGGTCAATTCCAGGCTGGAACAGTAGACCGGGAACACCCAAGTCTAATCTAACCTTAACCCCACTATTTTGTGGGAGAGGTGGTGACTGATCGTATGCGATCAGGTGCTTCTCGACACGATCAACCTCAACACTACTACACGATGATATCGTCATCGAGAAGATCGCCAGTAATGCTGTCGTCTTCAATAATTGGCTCATTCTCGCTAGGAAGTGGGATAGTCGGTCCGGACACATATGACTTCTTCTCCGTAACATAGGACTTCTTCTTGAAGGCAAAGGACTCTACCAGCTTATCGACAACCACCCCGAATAGGAGTTTAAGAATACTCAATAAAAACTTCATGGCCTACTCACTCACCAGTGAAGACACTCCCATCTTCGCTAATACAATTCCGATTAGACCCTTCACTCGGGCTTCTCCCCACTTTCGGAGAATAGATCCCGAGGGGCCTTTAAGCTCGGTTAACAAAAGATCCCAGACCTTTTGGCGGAGGAGGGAGAACTCAGCAGCCGTAATCCGAGCCCCGCCCTCAGAATCAAACTCCATGGCAGTCCCCACCATCTCCTCGCACTTGTCCACCACGCGCTTGGTTAGAGATATAATGGCTTCCTCCACATCCTTCCGCAAACTGAGCTTACGGACACCCCACAAAATCGCGGAAGACACCAACAGAAAAGCAATCGAAGGCAAATGGTCTAAAACAATTTCCCACATATCGAGGATCTCCTATATTTACAGTCTATTGAGATCCTATCAAAAACCCCCGCCAACACGAGTTCAATCGCATTAACGGGGGTTAAAAACCCGCCCGGCAACGAAGACAGTTCAGGGAATAAACTTACGGGAATAGCTTAGACCTATCGGGCGGATAAATATTTACCATACGGCGACCTCTCGAACAGACACCAGCTCAACTATCCTATCTAGCAAGAAATTCTGGAACTGGCGCGTCTCGTCACAAGCTCGACTTCTCCTGTGGGCCCACTCCTCGATCAAAGTTGCTAATACTTCTCGCATCCCCATGGACAGAACTCTCTGGCTAATCAATATTGTGCTGGAAGACGCATCCCCCAGAACCAATGTGTCCTCAAACTGGACAATCTTCACCTCGTCCCGAGACAAGTCGAACCCCGATCTCTCCAGTATCTCGAAGGCCTCGTTCAATAGAGACTCCTCTCGATCCTCAATCACATCTACCTCGACATGGGGATTCTTGGGGCCCTTGCCAACCAATTTGGACAGAGAAGGGACAGACTCGCACCCAGAGAGCTTAATTGCCCATGCATCTGATGGTACGGGGGCAGGGACTTTACCGTCAATCCTGCCCTTAAATATCCGAAACTCCGTCGGAGTCCCAACGATTTCGGAATCAAGTATGGCCTCGGACCAGCCCTCGGACAAACTTGAACATGACTCACCCAGTGAAATCTCGAATTCGTTCGAAGAAGTTAAAATAGACCTCTTCAGAGAAGGCGTAGAATAGTTAAGAAGCGTTACAGCCTCCCAATTACACTCGAATCGGGTGGCAGTCCGATCCTCTCCAATAGAAATGTCGTCGAAATCATAGTCGTACTTACCATTCAGTCGGGACTCATAGACCAGAAATCCCTTGCGGTAAAACCTGGTCCCCGGACCTATGGACGGTAATATCCGACCATGCGAAGTAGACTCAACGAATGAACTTCTATCGATACGAAAATATCGATCCCACGAGTTGTGGACAGCTAAAATCGCAGGAGACATCTTAATGAAGAACCGGGTGCCACCCTCTGGGCAGTCCCAAGCGTCTCCCGACTCCGCAGAGCTTACGTGTAAAAACCCCTCGTCCACAGCATTGGACAAGACCTCTCGGACACCCATCCAAGCGTCCCACGTGGGTCCAATATCGATGGTCGTACTGAGCGGAATCGATTTTGCCCGATCCTCAGATCCGTCGGCATGGCGGACCTTCGTCCGCATAAACATTTCCTTAGTCTCCACTCCGCGAACGATCACTGGTTTAGTAATCCACTCCACTCGAAGCTTATCCCCATTAGGAAAATGACTAACGCAGGACAGGCTGGAACGGTTCCTCAACAAAACCGCAGCAGCATACTTCTGACCCGATCCGAAAAATCCTATCTTGGAGCTATCGCCCCTCTTTGAGCTGAACCCCATAAAACGAAGAGCGTCCGGATCAACCGCCCCCTCATTATCAATGATTAAATATCGCATAACGTCCTCCTTGAATTGATGAGGGGGATTATAAGATGATCATCGCAAATATTCAACCCCTCCCCCTAAATTAATTTACCTAGGCGTTAGTTCCCTCCGACAAGAGGGATTCAATTAGGAGAGCGGCCCGCAAAAGATCATCACGGGATTTAATGGAGAGGGATTCAGAAGCGAGTTGTCGTAAGCTCTCAATAATCCGAAAGATTTCTACGTGTTCCATGGGGTTGGGCTTCCCTTGAGGTGAGACTGCCCGGAGAGTATACAACTCGACGCAAGAGACACGAACGTAGAAGATTCAAAAATTGAAAATGATTGTCGACCCCCTCCCGCACCTCCGCCAATTCTCGTTTTAGAGACGCCACCTCGGCCCTCAATTTAGAGATGGTTAAATTCTTTTCCTGTATGGCGTGAGCGGATTGACCATGAACAACCGAAACTAAGGCCACCAAAATCAATAGTAATACCTTCATCAGATACCTCTTAATCATTTGAATAACTCGCCCTGAACCTCACCCCGACCTGGAATCCCACCTTTCAAAATCCCTGAGATTTTTTCCCCAACTTGGATACCCAGCTCATCTCGAAACATCCGCTTTGTTTTAGCATTTCTCATCAGATAAGCGGGATGCCAAAGTGGTATGACGACCCAATCCTTAATGCCCCCCCTATCGGGGGCCACGCAAGGATTAAACACTTGACCCACAATGTCGGTCATCCTGTCCACTCCCCCATAAACTGCCTCTACTGCCTCTCGGCCCCACGCAAGAACAATCAACTTCCGATGGAACCAAGAAAGTTGCTGCTCCCTCCACGGACGACAGTTATACAATTCTTCCGAGGTGGGTCTCCGATTATCGGGACGAGTAGTGAAACATGAAATTGTATTTAAGAGGCCCATATCCTCGCGTCGGAGACCCAGAACTTGTAGGCACTCCCCAAAAACTTCTCCAGAGCTTCCCAAAAAAGGTCGCCCACGCCGATCATCATCCTTCCCTGGACTTCTAGCAATGGAGACGATTAAAGAATCCTTCGGACCCTCCCCCGGAACGGGACTCTGTATAGTCTTCCGAAGGTCGCAGATCGAGCAGCCACGAAGAGCGTGTGCCAATTCAGACCGCTCAAGATATTCTTGATCAGACATCGAAACCTATCTCAAGATAGCGGGGGCCTCAGAGTTATCCGAACGCTGGGAGATCCCGACATTTCAAAAAATACATCCGCACCACTTGGATATCCAGGGTGTGCAACACTAATGGCAAAACTTTGAAACCCTCTCAACGTGGCACTCACCTCAGACCCACTAATTACAGTGGTCCTCACACCGTCGATCTCGAATATTGTGTGAAGAATACGCGCATAGGTGAATCCTCGGGACTCTGAGGTAAATGGATGAATTCCCAAAAACATTTTAGAATGCTTACATTCCCTGCGAATGGCATATCCAGGACACGAACAATCGGTGTCCGAAACCTCGTAGAAACCCAGAGATCGGACTTCGAGTATCTCATCGTGCTTAATAAGAGCCGACCACCTCTCGACCGCCTTAGACCCAACCGGAACCACGTAGATCTTAATCCTACGCGGTCTCATTATTCTGGAGAAGATCGCAATATAGCCGCCATCTTACGCATCACCTGACCGTGTGCGCATACTTGAGCCCCAACCTCATCCCACACCAAGCCGGTGTCCTCAAAGTATTGAAGTACTGCCCCTAGGATTACACGAGCTTGGTCATCTGACCCTAAAGAAGAGCCCTGCGTAACCGCGTCTGCCACTACTTCAACCAATTCGGAATACCACACCGTGGATGCAACGTTAGTCAGTCTTCGGAGTCCAGTTCGCTCAACATCATCTTGAGTCTCCCCCGAAGCTGATCCCGACCTCCCCGAAATGCTAAAACCGTCACGTCTGGCAGTCTCTTCTTCATGCTGCTTATCCATGTCTGGATCTCCGAATTAGGATTATCTGAAACTTCTCCCCGACCCGCCAAGTACTCTAAACAAATCATGTCTAATAAATGTCCCGGCTTGTCGGACTTGGCAGTACCAGAAGCCAACTCGAAGGCCCTATTAACATTCCCAAGCTGCTTGGGATACAATGCGTACTTACGAACCTCCACTCCCCCCTCAAAACCGCCAGCCATGTTCAAACCATCCGAGGTGGGCTGCATACCGGGAGAATCCTTTCCTGCCCCCACCCGAACAGCTTTCACCTCGCGAGCAAGTTGAGCATATGGGGTATTTACCGCACGAGATAACCACTGGTCAACATTGTTCTCGTCCACCACAGGCTCGATCAAAGAAGCCTTTGTCCATTTTATATCTAAGAGTCGCTGCTTATCTATCCCCAACTCAACTACAAATCGATCATAAAGTCGTCGGAGATATTCAGCCTTACGTCTCTTAAAGTCCAACTCACCCTCAACATACTCAATAAACGAATCATAACCCCAATCCCGAAAGTACTCGTTCCTGTCAACTTCCCAGAGGAGGCACCCCATCTCGATGTGGTCTCTCGTCATTCGATCGGATAGCTCCTGAAGGGACAACCGAACCTCATCTATTCTCCCATTACTGGGATCCGTAGAATTTTCAACCATGTCTCTGCTCATCTAACCCCCTTAGCCCGCTCCAATAGTTCCCTATAAGCGGAAGTCACTGTAGTTATCGAAACTTTCAAATCTTGGGACATGGACTCAAACGTCTTAGCCGCATTCGCTATAAAGTAATGCTCTAAGGATGGGTATCCGCACAATTGCGCATTTCTATTAATTTTGGATTCAGACATTTTCAAGCCTTAAAACATTCGCTGGCCACGGGACAGTCTTGGGCAAGCTTACAACTTATGGATTTACACGGCATGTCCGGAAGGGGCCCCTCCCAGTCCCCCCCATTCCAAGCCCTAAACGATTGCTCTACTTTCCTGTGAGCCGCCTCCAAAATTAAGGGGCGCTTCGGCACAAGGAATTCTTTTATGGGAGGCTGCGGCGATCGCGCCTTTGCCTTTGGCACATACATACACCACCCCCGCTCCCGATCAGCCGCATAGAGATAAATAGTTAACTGGAAAGTATGTTTGCGAGCATACGCATCCGACCACCCGCAATCCTCTCCCATGATCTCAAACCAATCCTCAATATCATCTAACCGACTATACCCACGATCTAACCAATCATATATCTTGGGACTACAGCTCTTAAGATCCCCCAAGTCTGGGGAAAAGTCAGCGTCTATCTTTCCAATTATTGACCAGTCCTCGGTGTTGGGTAACCCAGGAACCGGTAAGGTAACTCGACGCTCCTTATACCTCCAATGTCCACTCCTATCTGGACAAGTCCCCACATGTATCTCCCCCGTTACCCGATGCTCCCAATCCCCATGAAGAAGCCCAGAGAAGGCCCAGAGGTTGTTTTGGAATAGATCGTGGTAAGCATGTCCGATACCAAAAGTCAAGAGATCATTCGGGGTATTTCTGTCATGAACTATTTCCCGCTTCAACCGCATCAACAGGGCCCACTGTCGGGGACACAAATCATAAAGTTGAGAAGCGTAGAACTTCAACTTATACGGATCGCGGCTTTTCCACTTGGCTAGATCGTCCTCCACCATCCAATCGAACATCGCAGAGGTTATTCCAGACTCTGCGCGGGAACCTGAGGGGGGAGGGGCGGGACGGTTATTCCGTCGGCGCTGTTCGGACTGCGCGATGGCTTCCGAAGCTGCCCTCTTATGAGAAGATGCATCCTTAGCATGCTCAAACCAACTACTGCTCATCTGTCAGCTCCTCATAATGACGACGCTCGACCATAACCCAGTCGGCTTCCGCAAACTCTGCGCATTCAAATCGAAGTGCAATCACAGGTGTTCTACCGGACTCCACAGCCTCCCGTGCAATCTTCTCCAACCATTTAAGACTAATCGTAATCGATTTTCGACTCGTCTTCTTACATTCAACCCTTGCCGTCGAATCATGAATCCGGCCCTTTGGAACAACTACATCGCTCTTTTGACCCGGCTTATTCCCCGACCCCGCAGTAGGGTAGCCGCCCAAGGATTTAGCGGTGTCCCTCTCGTGTCCCTTTGCATCCTGCGGGCGACGATCTAACGAAAACCCTTTACGGGGCTTTCGTGGCCTATCAAAGAACCCGGGCATCTGAATCACTTGACACGCTACCCGTTAACTTATTGAGAACCGCCTCCTGCAAAGATTTATAGAGGCGGTCATCTTCGAAAATCTGCCGCTTAACCGCGTCCTTCTTCGTGTCCAACGTATACAAGGTCCCCTCAAGATCAGTAAATACATAACTGCGACCCTCCTTAGAAAGGACTCCGCACCGAACCCCATACTCAAACAAGGCGTCAGAACAATCGACGTCGCCTACCTTTCGACCGCTGTTCTCGTCATCCGAAAACCAAATACAATACTCCCCGGACCTATGCGGGGGTGAGGTTTTATTCTTAGTAATCCTAAAATTGGTCATTGCTCCAACGGGCACACCCTGCGTCGAATTGTCCGCCGCGGGACCCGTCAGCTTACCCTTATCGGTGACTACCCGATAACGCTGCAATCGAACATCAACCGAAGATGCGAACTCCTGGCCCATACCGCCTGGCATAGTTTCGGGGTCACCGTAGGCTCCAACGGAATACCGAATCTGATTAATCAGGATTACGGTAGATTTGTGAGCGATTTTCTGAGAGTTCAAATCAGCAACGCATTTGCGAAGAAACTCATTTACAGCGCGAGCATTCAACGCAACCTTCGTGTCCTCCTGAGAAGAATCTAACTCCTTAGTAGTTGATAACTGAGCCAAAGAGTCGATCACCACCAAATCAACGGCTCTCTCCAGAAGACAAGAATGGACAATGTCTAATCCCTGCTCCGCGAACTCGGTGCGGGAGACAATAACTTGGTCTAAGTCTACACCGTGCTTCAATGCCCAGTTGTTTTCCCAAACGCCCTCCACGTCTAACCAAAGTGTTCGGAATCTCCGAGGCTTAGAGCAACACTTGGATTTCTTAACCTCAGAAAATGCTTTCCAACAGTTTCGACATTTCCCTTGATTTTCCTGAACCATTCGCAGGCATAGGAGACTCTTGCCCCCTGAGGGAGGTCCATAGACTCGAACAATCCGACCCTGTGGAAAACCACCACCCAAGCCCAAGTCTAAACTAAAGACTCCAGTCCGGAGTCTTGGGATTTGAAGTATGGGAGAGGACTCCGCAGAGAAAATTATGGGGGAATTATCGGGGGCCTTATACCGCTTGTTGACCTTCTCAATAAACTTCGCAAGTTCAGGATCTACAGACATTAGAGAAACTCCACATCAATTACAGTGTCTATCATGTTACGGCGAGACTTCTCCTCCTCGAACGTAGTTAACCACTCGCCCGACTCCTTAAAGATGGTTTCCAATTCGGCGTGATGCTGCAACTGAGAAGAGCATATCTCGGGATCATTCCGATTGGAATCTATCTTCGACATGGCGCTCTCCATTTGCAGGGTCGATCGATTTCTCCGATTACGCATCATCTTAATCAGTCTACGAAGATGAGAATTTCTTAACTCCCGAACATGGAACAATCTACCGTTTTGATCCACCCAAATCCTATCCGGTACCATTTCAATCCCCTGAGCGAATCTTACTCACCTCGTCCTTAACGCGAACTTCACACCAGTCACTCACGAACTCATACGCTTCGACGGTCTCACTCAGGTGACAGGGGACCGTTACCCATACATCTACCCTGACGGACTCATAGTTCCCCATGTTCAAAGTTACCCCCCTCGAAGTCCCCACACGTGCGAGTGCGGCCTCCTCAACAGGAACCCCAAAGGGTAGCTTACTGAACAACTCGTGCTTAATCGACTCCGTACCACTTGAATCCACGACGGTTACAATCGCCGTAGCATTTCCTCTATCCTTCTCGGTTGCCATTTCGACCCCTCCAAATACTCTGAACCACTTTTCCAAAATCCGATAAGCGATAATTCTCCGCACGATGATCCTTTACAACATCAAACATGAATTGAATTGAATCCCGCGTAAACCAATTACGACCAGAGTCATCCACGAAGTCGGGTCGGATTATCGCGTCCGCCTTCTCCCATCTCTTGAGCGTCCACACGTCTATCCCCAGAACACAGGACAGTAGCTTGCTAGAATAGATCCGACGAAGCTCCTCTCCAATCAGAGCAATGCGTACATGACGTATGTTCTCAACATCTAGAACATCTATGAATCCAAGGGACTTGAGAACCTTCTCCTGTCGGAATCGAATCCGCTGAGATTTCCCACTTGTCCAACGGTTCTTACTTCTCTGAGAAATAACGGATCTCAACTCCGGATCATCTGCGTACTTCTGACGACGATCCGCATTAACTCGATCACGGTTTGCTAAGTACCAATCTCGATAGGTGTCACTGCCCACGGGATAACCTCGTAACTTTCCAATTCTTGCTGTTATAGAATTTCAAACGTCGATGAGACATATTTCTAAAAGGGGGCACATCGTCCGCAATGTCGATCACGAGTACCTGCTTTTTCCCCTCATGAGGACGCATAGCACGACCAACAGTCTGCTCCACATCACTCTTCGGACTAGAGAGGACTACGGTGTCAATCTCAACAATGTCCAACCCCTCTTGGGCCATCGCATAAGTTGCCCAAATGCATTGAGCCTTCTCTGCAATCTTCCGTTCGGATTTGGATCTACCTCCAATATAAAAATCCTGACTCCACGAACCATAAGCTTTCAAGGACTCCCCCATCCGCTCTAGGTGCGGTATCCGGTCACTCAAAATTAAAATCTTACGATCCGATTTAAGAGCCTGAGCGATCTCCCGCACAATAATCTGATCTCGTTTATTGCTCCCCGTATTTGGAGCGGAAATCGTCTGCCGCGTCTTCCGACCAGGAACCGAAGTGGACGTAGTCCCAAGCAATAAAGACAACATCTTAGAGGCCATCGGCTTACCCTGTCGGGTCTTAATCAAAGGACAGAATTGCGGAACTTGAAGATGATAAATCTGAGGAGTAATTAAATCAGCTCTTACCACCGTGTCCACCATCCCAAGGGACCACAAAAATGCTTTCAGTAATCCGTCCTTACGGCGGGGTGTGGCGGTGAGCCCAAGTCGGTATTTTGCTGGAATCTTCTTGGCGAGAGAGGACCATAAAGGAGAACCAACGCGATGGCATTCGTCCAGTATCACCAGTCCAAAGGACTCCCAGAACTCCGGAGAGTATTCACGCGACAACAGCGATTGAATCATGCAAATAACAACCGGCTTATCTTCCCAATCCTCTGTTGAACTCTGAACTATTCCAATCTGATCCGAACGTAAATCCGTAAATTCCGAAAACGATTTAATCCATTGGTCGCGTAAGAATTCCTTGTGTACTACAATCATGGTCTTGACCCCCATCTCAGCGGAGATCGCAGCACCCAATACAGTTTTCCCATACCCCGGCGGGGCTTGGGAGATCGTTCCATTACTCAGGTTACCCCGCAAATGCTTACAAGTATTCTCCACGAAATAAGACTGAAGCTCCCTCCCCGGATGACACCCCAGGGTACCAGTAAAACTAAACTGGCTTTCAACAGATAGCGTCCCCAACGTCCTACGGTCCTCCGAGGGATTCCCGTATTTTTGAAAACCCCACGAGACGGGAGTACCTATATATCCCCCGCGACTATCCCACATGGGAATTCGCTCATCCGCCGCATTCGGATCAAACAGCTTGTTGCCCCGCTTAGTGAGAGTCAGCTGTGACTTCAATTCACGCACAATCACATCACCACAGGGAACCCAATAAAGAGAGTCAACGTAGCTCATACGGTCGCCCCAGAAGACATGGATTTCTGAGCAGACCTATACTCAGCTAAAGTAGGCATTGAAGTGTCGAATAGGTTCTGAGACTTGGCAAAATCCAACACGGCCCTCACGGTTTTGGAAGCTGATAAATACTTGTCATGCAAATAAAATTGAGCCCTGCTCTCATCGAACTCCTCCTCACTGCGATAAACAATCAACTGCTCATCAGGATCCAATTTTGAAATTGACCAGTACGGACAAATACAAATGTCGGCCTCTAAAACTAAGGAGTACTCCGAACCCCCCAAAACAACAGGGAGAACAATCGACTCCTCCATATGCTTTCTCATAAAGTTGGCAGCATCTTGGGCTAACCCCTCGGGACATTCCGCCAAAATCTCATCATGAACAAAGAGAACGAATCGAAAATCATTCCAGCGGGGGTCAACAGATCGGAGTTCCTCCAGATTCTTGCGCATCCGAATACACGCGATCTTAAGTAGGTCCCCAGCTCCACCCTGAACTGGGAAATTGACGGCCTCGCGGTGGATCTTATCGCCCCACTTAATCCTGCGAATAAGACCCTCGTGGAACCTGCGGCGACGGCCAGTCAGATTAGATGTGTACCCCCCACCTTTTAGCTCCGACATCACAGTAGCGTAATAGTTGTTTAGCTCCGGATATGTCTCATGGTAGGCGTCCCAATACCTCTGGGCTACATGGAGTGGAACATTTCCTAACTCCCGCGCAAGCGTCTCAACTTGCATGAGATACGCTAGACCGAAGTTTAGAGTTTTAGCATCACCTCGACTCTTGCACCCTGTCCGGTCCTGCGTCTGTTGGTGAAGATCTACACGGTCGTCCCCCACAAATGCAGCTAACATGTTTTGGCACCCGGATAACCACGCGATTAATCTCAACTCAATCTGAGACCAGTCCGCTTGGATTAGGGCCATTCCAGGCTGAGAGCACACCGCCTTGCGGACGCCGTTATAGGGATAAGCAGGAAGTTGCTGAAGACCTGGTTTACGAACTGCGTAACGACCTGTGGTGGTTCCCAGTTGCAAGAAATCGGCATGTACACGATTACTCTCCGTCATCCACTTCCTCGTGAGAGGGCGAAGATAAGTGCCCAACACCTTACTAATACGACGGTACTCCAGTAGCTTCTGGATAATCGGATGCCGATCAATAATAACCGATAAAACTTTTTCAGCAGTAGAGGGCCAACCACTCTGATTACGCTTACACCCAAAGGAGTCAACCTTTAACTCACCGAAGATAACCTGAGAACACTGCTCAGGATTCGAAATCAGAAAACGATGGCCTGCGATAGTGTAGATATCCTCCTCAACTCCGAAGAGGCGGTCCTCATAAACCGTAGCCATCTTTATGAGGTGTTGACGATCCATGTAGAGACCATGAAATTCAACCTCAGAGACGATCTTTACAGTCTCACCCTCAATGTCGATCAGAATCTTATATAAACCCTGATCAACGATATCTGGCTCTAAGCATTCCTTGCACACACGCAGACACCACAATGTGTCATCGATCGCGTACTCAACCAGAAGGCTGGGAAACGCCTGGACCTGCATAAACTCCATCATCTGGTAACCCAGCAGGTCCAAAACTGTAAACTTGAGCCCCTTCAGCTGACCCGTCTCGTCTAAGAGCTTCGAGGCCAGCATCCCATCAAACACTCGATTGTGGATTTCCAATCCCTGAGATAGCAAGAATTGGAAATCAAAATTAAGATTCCAACCATATACCATCTTCGAGGGATCAGAAAAAAGGGGGCGGAGCAGCCGAACAACATCATAAAGAGGAACTCCGCGATCTCCATCAACCTCAAATGCCCAAGCGTATGCTGCGTGGTCACCACACCCTTCGACTGGGGAGACCGCCAGAGATACTACGGTGATTCTATCGAGGCGAGAATTGAGTCCCGTAGTTTCGAGATCTAAGCAGTACTCAGAGGCGTTGAGACAGGACGACAGCGCGACCTTAAACACCGACCAGTTCTCATCTCTAGTCCGGAGTTCCGGCTGTTCAATCTCGTTGCCCTCATTGTCGAGAGCAAACAGTTCTCCTTGAAATCCCACGGTGTTCCGCCCCCAGAACTAAAAGCTATCGTAGGGCACAGACTGTCCATGACCTCCACTAGTCCCTGCGGGTTCACCGCTTGGAGGGCCTCCAACGGTCGAAGGACGCCACTGATTCAAAATAGACTGAGTCGCTTCCGCAGTGGGTGGCGTCAAGACCTTCATGTAATCAATCACACCTGAGTCAACGGGATTATTCTCCCCATCAACCAGTCCAGACGAGTCCAAATCGATATTCTCAATGAACTCCCACTGATCTCCGATGTTGGCCTTCTTAGCGCCACTCCGGAATACGTGCCATTTTGTCCCCACGAGTGTGCCGCGAAGTTCCTGCTTCTTACGAAAAACTGCGACCATGTCACTCTTTGCAACGAGTAGCTTCTTCTGATTCTTAACGAGAATACCCGTCTTAGATGTCCACTCACTGTGGTCGATCACGGTCCACCCACCACAGAAATATCGGCGCATTTGCTCACCTTGTGGGTCAGCATCGCAGAACGGACAGCCCCCCAACGCCCTGGTACAGGTATGCCAATTCTTATACGTCCCATTGATCTTCGGATTATGTTCCCACCATGTAAATGGGTCAGACGTGACAGTCCCATCGTCCCCAATAATTCCCCCCAAGATGCTAATCACCGCCTCATTTCGAGGCTTCTCCGGATTATCCCCAACGACGGCGGGCATCCAAAATCTTCGGCCCTCTGAAGACTCGGATCGGAGAGCCTCCTGATCCTTCAAATTCTGATCGTGTTGGTCGTATCCACTTCCATGCCAACTCATATTGGACTCCTTTGCGTCTATACGGCACGTTGACCGCTCAAGACATTCTTAAAAACTTTGGTTAACTACAGTTTAGAATAGACTCTAATTCCGACTTGTCAAGGTCTCCTGGATCTTTTTCTTCGGGACACTCTCGATGAAATACGGGGATGGTCCCCCCCAGATGCTCGTCCACACTCTTTCGGGCATCCGAGCCTGCCTTATCCGGATCAAACAGGGTCAAAATGGTTCGTCTGCCCACGAGAACCTCTAATTTTCGGGCCCGCTCCCGAGTCAATCGCGATCCGAATATGCCGAGAGGCTGACAAATGCCGTGCTGCCAAGACATGAGTACATCCAGCATACCCTCAACCAACACAATAGGTCGGTCATCGACAGGGTCAAACTTATCCTCCCCATACAAAAAATTAGCACCATGAAACCCACTATAATTCCGGTACTTAATCCTAGCGTCTGGGGTGAGGGCCCTACCAACCATCCCCACGAGACTTCCGACGTAGTCCCGAACAGGAAAAACTAACCTGGAATCCAGGGGGTCCTCATCGTATCCCAACTCCCAAAATTTACAGGTCTTAAGGGTCAGCCCACGACCTATGACGTACTGGGGAACTTTTCCCACAAATCCGTCAAGTACCGACTCGTCTAATATCCACTCCGAGGGGGTTGTTATATCTGTCACAGACATCCCACCATCAACCGAACGAACGAGTGCCCGTTCGAGCATGTTATTCAAATTAGGCCGGTCCCTCTCCTCTACCCACATAACTAGTTCGCTCAACGTCCCGTTGCGGAACGTATTTAGACGATAAATCAAATCCGACAGCGTCCCCTTAGCCTTACACCCCCAGCAAATAAACACGCTGGTATCGTCCTCTGCTATCAGGACTGAGCAAGAGGGCCGATGGTCGCTCCCAGACTCATGGGTCCACTTTGAGAGGGGGCAGCAGCACCATACGTTGGGCTCCGAAACTCGCACCTTCTGACATCCAGCCCTATTCAACACCTCCACAATTTGAGAAGCCTCCATAACTACACTCCCCCACCCCGCTCAGCGGCTTCGTCGCGCTCTTTCCGCATCCTTATCCACCACTCAACAAAGGCTACGGCAGTACCCTCTGTCACTTTGCAACCCACCTTCCAACGGTCTCGTCCCGGATAGAAATCTGCTTTGGGCATCAGCCTCTCTCGAAACAAGAGAGTCGTACCTCCGTTTACCACGCGATAGGAGAGACCGGCATCATCAATAACCTGCCTCTGGCTCTCGTTGTAGCTCCACAAAGCAGAGTTACACAGAATCCCATGCTCCCTCATAAAGCGCGACGGCCCCTCCTCGCTCTTCGGGGGGTGCTTATAATCGTCCATGATACGGTCTCCTCTTTGGTACTTAGGGCACATCAAAATGGTGCCTCCTCGTCTTCCACATCAACCGGGCCCTTCTGTATGGGAACAGTCTGACCGTCCTGCCAAGATCCAATGAGGTCAAAGTTCATTGTGTCTGGATTACAGTTCACCACAAATCCCTCGGGGTGCTTCATCTCACGACCCTTCATGATCTTCACCAAAATCTGGTTATCCAACTTGAAATCATTTGGCTGCATCAGGCCAAACAGAAGAGTGGCCTGTTCCGCGATAGCATAGGCATACCCAATATCCTCCATATCACCCTTCGAACTGCTCTTCGCCGTCTTCCCGCCCTGACGATGGAAATGGGTTGTCCCTAGAATCGGGACCCCACACCCATCCGCAACCGCCTTAAGGCCATCCGCAGCCTCAGCGACACGCTGATACCTATCGTTGTTACTACCTGCCCGCATACGATTGATACCGTCAACAAACACTCCACCGTCGGGTCGGTAAGTATGTATGGCGGTGGCTAAATCCTCGGGAGTCCTAATCTTCGGGCTACCCACAACAATTAGAGGTGGGAGATCCTGATACTCCTTCAACGTAACAAGCTTCACGTGCTCCTCCGCTGCCGTCCCCAACTGACCGTGAGTGAAATCGGTATAAGACACACCCGACATCATCCCATCAATTCGACGATTTAAGAGATTTTCAGACATCTCCGTGGTGACCAGAAGTGGGGATTTCCCAGACTTCCATGCGGCAATAACGCAGTGCAAAATCAACCAACTCTTACCCACTCCAATTCGACCCACCAAGCAAGCGAGGTCGCCGTCATGAAGACCGAAGGTAAGCTCATTCAGAAAGTCCCACGGGAAGGGCACCCCATCTATATTTCCGGAAAGTCTGAGATCTCTTAGATGCTCATACTCCTCCCACCTCTGGCGAGCCGTGTCCCGAATATCTACCCCACCCCCATGAGTGGAGGCTACTCCGATATTATGAAACACGAGCTTCTGCATCAGCTCAATTGCTTCGTCGGGATTACTAGACTCAACCGACTTGATGCACTGCTTCAGAGTTTCCGCAACATTCACGGATAAGGATCTCTGTCGAACCTCACGGATATAAAATCCGAGGGGCTCCGGAATCTCAGAAGGGATCTGATCAATCAGAACGCCAGCAATCTTGCCGCGCAAACTCTCCTTGTCGGGGATAACCCCATACTCATTAAAATGCTTCTTAATCGCAGAAAAGAGAGCGGCCTCGTCCTCCTGCATTAAGTCCGGAGTTATCCCAGCATCTAATACAGCCATCAACGTGGACCGATCCCGAGACACTAAGATATGACCACTGATCCCCAATCCGATTTTCATTCTGACTTACTCCAATAGGGAGCCTTAAAATTCAAACTAAATGGACAGCTCTCGAACAAGCTAGGGTCCCGAGACAAATCCCCCACCCAGTCCGGGTCATCCCACGGAACATCAGTCACGAAAACCGTGGCCAACAAATCATCGGCCCTATCTTTAAGGAGTGACCTAATCTTGGCGGACGCAAACTTAGACTCACCCGCGGTTGAGGGATTATCTAGAATCAAAAGATTGACGCTCCTGGCCCTCTCCACAATGGTCTCCCCCTCACCTTCATCAAACATCCGATCTTTCATATAAGCCTCGAAATATCGCTCACCCGTCAAATACAAAACAGTGGCCTGATGCAACATCGCGTACTTAGCGATAATACAAGCAACCGTCGTCTTCCCCACCCCCGACTCGCCCGTGAGGTGTACTCCATCCCCAGCGGTCAGATGGTCATAAATTTCAGAACAGTACTCACGTATAAAATTGTTCTCAGCACGATCAAGATCTTCGATGTCTCCCAACTTGTAAGACCACGACCTCTTGGGAAGATGTGCCCTCTGGAAATGAGAATAAGTCAATTTCTCAAGCCGAGTAGAATTCAATAATTGAAGGTGAGCCATTACGATTGTCTCCGCGCCTTCCGTGCGCGTAGCTGCTCAAGGGGATCCGCGCCACCCGAAAGCTTCTCAGTTACAGACCCAGATCGATCTAATTTGAATTGAGACACCAATGTGGGGCCCATCTTCTCGCCAGATGCGAGGGACACTGAAGGCCTCTCAAGGTCCAGCCACTTGTTCTCCCTCTTAACATCCCGCCACCGAACAACGAGACTCTCTAAGAGCCTCTTCGCTATCTCGGGTCCAAATCGCTTCATGGCTTTTCCGACACACCCGATCTCCGTGTGCTTAGACTTCTTAGAGATTGAAATTCCGGTGTCGGGCCATGATAGACGGAGAAGGAGTCTCCAGTAAGACCAGAGCTGTTCGGGTGTCCAGTCCTCCACTTCGACATCAGCCGCCTTCCTAATCCTCTTCAGCAAACCAGGACCCTTACGAAACCATGTTCGCTGCAAGTCAGTATCCTCTACCAATTGGGCTACGAGGATTGACCTCTTGCCTTCTGGAATAGCGGCGCGTTTCCCCAATACAAAATCTTCCAGATCCACATGGTCATTTGAAAACATCTCAGACGCCGGTCTCAAATCAAAATCAGAAGTCTTAGGTCTTCGTCCCATCTTTAATTTCCCTTCTGGGTGTCCAGACAAGATTGAAATATCGATCCGCGCTGAAGAAGCGCGGGTAGTTTTGTCTCTTTCTTTCTTGTCTCTTTCTTTCTTGTCTCTTCCAGCCGCCATTATGGCGGGTCCCGAACCGCCATCCTGACGGGTCCCAGACCCGCCATCCTGACGGGTCAGGGGGGTGGGTAGTATCTCATATCGATTGCTCTGGTGACGGCTTTTACGGGAGGACCGGATAGCATTTTTTAACAGGAGAGAGGATATTGACCTCTCCACAGTTCGGAGTGATATCCCTAATTTACGAGAGATGGTTGTCTGACAGGGTCGGCATTCAAACCTACCAGCGGCGGGGTTTATTTGACGGCGTAAGAAGCACAGAACGACCTTCTCAGTCAGAGATAGATCGGCTCTGATCATCACATCATCGTAGAGGGGTGTAAACTGCCGTGGGGCCTCTCCAGGAGTCTGACAGAGCGTTAGCTCGACGTGTGATTGCGCAGACTGTGCGCGGAGAGCTGTAGAACTCATTGAATTGCCTTTCGTAGAAGGCAAAAAGACGGGGCTTCGGCGGCAAAACCGAAGCCCCTGTCATGTAACCCTCCCGCATAGCAATGCGCCTCAATCCTCGTGGGAGTGGAGGAGAAGCGTAGAGCAATTTTAGAAGAATGGGTAGGTATAGAACTCAAACTTCTTCGGTTGGATCGACCCCCCCAGAGGCGTGTGGGAGTAGGAGGGGCAGGGACAAGATACGAGGATATTTGATTACTTTCAACCTTATACACGGACTTTCTCCTCAGATATTAAACATGGTTGCAATTCTCCCTAAGACTGCCACTCCCTAGCAGCGCCCGACCGGGGGTGAGTTATATAAAGTTTAATCGACTTAACGTGAACTCACGTAGCTACTACGGTCGGACGGAAAACATACCAAGGGGCCACGGGCACGTCAACACAAAAAGACCCACGGGGAGTTTTGGAAGTAGCTTCGTTGCACAAATGGGGCGCGTAATTTGTATCAGGTGGAAACATGATTCCGAATCGCGGAGATAGCCATACCCACCATTTTCTCTTGCTGTGCTACGGTTATCGCGGCTGCTATAGAATCCGCAGCGTGCTCTCTTAGCGTGAGATTCATCCCCTCAAAATCCACGCAAAATTTATTAGAAAGGACTGCCTGAATTTCTTTCTTAGAGGCGGATTTCTTACCTGTCAGGTGTTGCTTTATCGCGGCAGGGAACCTCTGGAAAACAGGAACTCCCAAACGAGAGGCCACCGAAAGGAGGGTGCCCCATCCAATTCCTATTTTTAGAGTGGTTTGGGGCCCAACCTTCTGAGGAATTGAGACTCCCTCGACTGCAACGGCTATGGGCGGGTTATCCTTAAAATTGGAATCAATCCAAGTATGAACCTGATTCGACATGTCATAACCAACGGAAAGCATCCTCTCAGTGGCCTTCAGGTCGTTCCCCTTGTCGATGTACCTGAGAGTTGTAAAAGCTCGCACCCGAATCTCTGGGAAAATTTCAACACGCGATAATCCATAAGTGGAGAATCCTGTATCAACCCCCAGTACTACCAGGGGTCTCATTGATTTGTCGGAAGACAGTTTCACTGGTTGCCTCTTTGTTCATTAAAGCGTGTTCGCAATGACTATCGGCCCGGGTCCATCTAAACGGAGCGTTAACTCCGGCATTCTTAAGAATTTTGCAGACACCGCATCTGGCCTCGGTACTACTTGAGTTAATACGTGACCACCGGTCCAACACCTCACCCTCGCGGGGTAGCCAGAATTCGCACATCCAGCACAATACTCCTGAGGCAATGCGGTTGTTCACTCTTCCTTACCTTCGACCCGTTTTCTGAAAATCATTCCAAGCACCTCGGATTGTCTTTGGGTGAATGTGGTTCTCCCCCGGACCGTATAATCATTCAAAAATCGTTGCTCCCACCCAGTAACCCCGACGCCCTCATGGGTTATCAGGAGAATGAGGTCCGCATGAGTAACGTCAGAATATTCATATACCAAATCATTGATGTCTAATCGTTCGTCACTCATTTCGATCTCTCCATTCCATTTCCTGTATCCGGCTCATTTGGATTAAACGGGGATTCCCCCCTATCTTCTAATTCATTCGATACGCTCGACCATGAGGGGTTTAACTTTTTAAGGATTGAGCGCATAGCCCGACCTCCTTCAGATACCGGAGGTGGGTATTGGGATTGAATTTTGGGACTAGACAAAGATTGACAAGCGTTTATAACTTCTTTAGATTTACCGGGAATTGCTTTACAGATAGTACGGCCCGTCGAAAAGCATAGAAGACATTTTGTAAATGTGGTGGGTCTTGGAATTATAAAATCTTCGGGGACCGACTTCGCATCAACATGTCCGGTAAGGGACTTGTACTCGTCCAGGTCAGTCTCTACCAAGCATAATCTGGACCCATCATCATTCACCGCCTGACGTTCACAGAATTTGATGTTTGGGACTAACCTACAAGTTACGCCCGTGATCTGCATAGACTTAGATTGATGAAGTTTGGAACAGTAAACACAGTGGGAACATCCCGAGAGATTAGAAAGATCTGGGCGAACATCTGAATTTAGTTTCGCACACCACACTAAGCCAGACTCATTGGTGTGAAGATTCATGGACCAATCTTTCCAACACACTCAGAAGTCTTACATTCTCAGTGTCTAGTTTTTGGAGCCCATCAAAGTAAGCGCGAGAGCTGACCCAAAACTTAGCTTGGGTATCATCTTTGAATTCCACTATGTGTCCGTTTAAGATTCTAACGGAACCTTTAATAAATGATTGACAATGGGAACATAACGAGAACACTGAGAATTCTTGAGCTTTAATTAAAGACCCCTCAGAATTCTTAAACGTATCCCCAGGCTTGAACTTCTTTGGAAATTTAGAAGATGGATTGAACGCCTCAGTTACGAAGATACCCAAAGAATGACTACACGCTGGACAACTCGTAGAAGAGTCTATAGTGTCGTATGCATAGTTAAATCTCATTATGAAGACCCCGAGGGGGTTGATAGCTTCCTAGCACGAAGACGGGGGACCCACGCCTCGGCATCCTTTGGATGAACACCAATAGCAACTATCGATCCATTAGGACCTATGACTTGGATTCCTTTAAGGTCACCATCATAGATTGCTCTTAAAACAGTATCTTGGCTAGAATTTCGCCTCTTTGCCACTGACATGGGAGACAGATAAGTATCCAATGGTACTTTCAATTTTGTACTCCAGTGATGATTTACATCTTAAACTATACGACAGTCATCGCATAAATCAAGCGTAAATGCCTTAAGTAAATTGCCTCAGGTATTTGAACACTTATCACAGGGGGACACTACGTTAGGATCGGAATGTGTAAAGATTTGGGCCATTCCTAACGTGACGGTAGAACTACTTATAACTTTACGACCCCAACACTTAGAACAAGTTTTTCGTTTTTGACGCACTCCATGCTCCCTCAGGTAGGACTCCCCCATCTTTAACAGATTAAATATCTCTGGGACCAAGAGGGGCTTGTAATCTTCAAGAACCTCACGGGCCCCGATTAAAGCTCGAAGTAGACCGGCGGGGGCAAAGTCATCTCTTGAGAAATGTATACAGTCCAAAAATACTTGATCAGTGCATTGGAGCCCCAGTGCATCTAATTGAAGTATTATAGCTTCCACTAAGGATCGAATACGTTGGATATCCAAAAAGGCTACCCAGTCACCTCGAATAATATGTATTTCTCCATAACTTGACGCAAGGTCTTCAATTGGTTTCTTGCCATCCCAGAGCAACCCGTTCCACACCCCGCTAATCTGATAGACCTTGTGGTCTAGAGAGATATAGTTCACGTCACACTGTCTAAATTTAGCCATTGCTTTTTTAATCGCGGGAGCGGTTATGGCGGTGTGGGCCCGCACTAGGGGGTAGATCTCAACCATAACACCTGAAATTTTCGTCTGTATGGGTCGTGGATTTAAGATGTGGAGTTTCTTTTTTCTCACGTATTCAGTTTACCCAAGATGATACTTGAGAAATTGCCTAATGTTCGTCCGGAGGAAAGTTAGATTTATGCAGGGATCTAAGAATATCGGGGAGGATCTCACCCACCTTCTCGGGACTTTCAGTAACCCACGTTTGAGAGGTTAAATCCATTCGAGGCAAAAGATCTATGGGGACCGTCTGCATGAGGTACCCATTTACGGTGGGTAGAATTATGATACCCCGATTTTTGTTCGGAACCCGGAGTGGAGCTTCTCCTGGCTGTCCGCTTTTTCGTGGCATTTACTATCTCCGAACAAAAATAAATTCTGTTGAAGATTTTATATTGAAGTTGCCTCGCAATCAAACCGCCTTGAGTGGGTGCGGTGATTACCATATAAGACTACATGAACGCTATACCATCAAAAATTCATTTCGAGCGCGTTTCAAAACTCGATCACGTTTTCAACATGGACGGGAAGCCCATTCGGCTCCAACTGGACCGAGAACAATTTTACTCGGAGATGGGGTTCGATAAATACGAACCCCGTCAGGTGAACGTATGGTCCCTCTTAAAGAATAATCCAATCTGCCAAGACATGCTGTCGAAATTGGGGGCGGATGCGGCACAGTCCCCAATATGGGAAGAGAGGATGTTGATGGGATTCTCTCTAAGCGGTAAGAGAATTTTCAGAGTTAGTCATAATCTAACCGAACTACTGTCATCCACAGATTTCAAATTAGAGTTGGATCAACTAGAACTTCCGTTTGATGCATTTTATATAGCGTGGGATCACTCTGATATCCATATAAGTCATGAGGATGGAACCCTCTACCCGTTAGAGGGGTGCTATATTCACAAAACAGATGAAGTGGACATGTCAGGGGGTTCCAAACGGAACTGGACCCAAATAAATTTTATGTGGGTGGCCAAGGGGTACAAAGAGACCGAATTAGGGATTACGATAGATGACAATCTGTACCACATTCAAATAGACATGGATAAATGGAGAGGTGAACTCTCTAGTGAAAACTTCGGGCCACTCAAACAACTCTCTGGCGGGGATTACTCCGATCGGGATACGGGCGATGCGTTAGAGATGTCCACCAAAAATACAGATCTCCGAGGTCTTATTAATTTAGCGATAAACACTGTCCTGTACATAACCTCGGATACCCCGGATTTGAAGAACATTCCATCCCCGTCATCTCAGATTAAATTGAAGAATGTGGGAGTTAAGAAACTGGGAAGATTGGAGAGAAAAAAATCAAGGGCGTCCGACATCCCGTATACCGAGGTGGGTGGGGCAATTCAAATACCCGGAGGACCCTCCAGTCATGCAAGTTCTAAGGGGAACCTGCACTTACGTGTGCGCTTCCAAGTTCGTGGACATTGGAGAATGCAACCCTACGGAGAGGGACTATTAAAGACCAAGAGAATATGGATACGACCGCACTTCAAAGGACCAGATGCCGCCCAAGTCGTCCATAGAGAATTTGAAGTTAAGTAACTACTACTCGGATTCTAATTCTTTTAGATCTGGGGGACTCGCGTCCTCTACCCACTGTCGAGAGAGGACGTCAAGTTCTCTTAGAACCTCTTGAATATTTAAGAGTGCGGTAGAGTGAGCCGTCTCCTCATCTACCTTATCCAAGGGAATATCTGATTCGTCGCTCTGAATAGGAGAAGAGACCTTCTGTTGAGAAGATTCTATGGAGGTTCCAAATATCCGTGAAAAAAATGAATACATCCTAACCCCCAGATAGTTGAGACGTGACCCAGTTAACTATGAATGTTCCAATCGTACAGACCACGCCAACAACTAATGTTATTCTAGCTGTTAGAGTAGCTCTCCACGTTTCTAAATTAGTAATCCGCTCACGTTGAACTTCGATCATCGTGAGAGCTTCTTTGTGTAGGGATTCTATTTTTTGAGAAATGGCGGCTTGGCCCTCTGCAAGAATCTGCAAGCGGGCTTTCGTGGATCCTCTAAATTCCCCATTCCCATTATCGGTGTACTCGGGCATTTGATTAAAACCTTATGGAGCGATGTACAGAGTTAATTTGAAAGTGTCGGTTCCGGAAACTGTTGCAATCACATCAAATACGCCCCCCACCGAGGGGAAATGAAAGTTCTCTTGATACACAGAAGCGGCCTGTGTTTCATTTACTACTATGGTCGGAAATGCATCCGTGTCCTTAATAGCAGTAGCCACCAGCCCTGTAGTAACTCCCGGGTTAGCAACATGGCGGGCTTGAATTTGAATGGTACTGCTCCCGCTGCTAGTTCCCGACAGCTCAATTTTAACTGTTAGGACTGCATTGGGTGTTGCACGAGATACCCTAAATGGGGCAGTTACATGTGACCCCGAAGTCAGTAGGGA